CACTACATGCCATTTGACCGGCAGTCCGTGCCGGATCAGCTTGTCGCTGGTGTAGCCGAGCATGTTCTTTCCGTAGATCGCAAGCATGAGCTGGTTCAAGGATATCCTTGTATCTCCGGCCAGGTGCGCGCCGCATCCGAGCCGCTTCGCTCTGACGATGATTGCGTTCTCTGATCGGCCGAGTGCCTTGGAAAGTCCCTTGATGGAGACCGTGCCCCATTTATCCTGCAGGTAGGCTTCCTCTTTATCAGTCCACTTCTTCTTTTTCCGGGGTGCTTCAACGAGTTTTCTCATAGTCCAGGCACCTCGATTGTTTGAACGCACGTGCCATCATCTGAGCTGTTTCGCCTTCGTAATTGCCGCACATCCCTTCGTTATCAATATCCGCATAGACTCTCCTGAAGAAGTCATCAAATCTATTGTTTGCGTAGTCTTTTGCGAATTCCTTTGGAATCTCTAACTGTATGATCATCGTCTCCTGCCTCCCTTCGTGCTCATATGTGGGTAGTCGCGGTCTGCGTATGCTTCTCTGTCCCAGGAGAGCTTCTTTCCGCACCAGTGACAGTGCGTGTGGCCGACCTGTGTTCTCTTACCGCAAAGCGGGCAGGTATAAAGTCCTGCTGCACGTCTGACCGCCATTGCTGGCTGTTCGTACTTCTGGCTCATCTCTGATGCCTGAGCTGTTGCTTTGCTGTAGTCTGCGACGATGTCCGCTGCTTCTGTCAGCACATCCAGGTCGTCGTTCCATGACTCTCCACCATATTCGTTCCTAGCGATCTCTTTGATTTTGCTCTTGGTGATCTCCAGCTGTTCGATGATTTCATCGTATGTCATAGTTGCCTCCTATTCTGATTTCAGTACCTCTTTGGGATCCGCGAGGCCGAACGTCAGGAGTGCCATGTTGGCTGCTCTCACCTGGTGCTCGTACAGGCTGCCCTGCACTGGATAGCTGACCAGTGGCTTTGGCTCCTTCTCGACTCGCATCTTATCTACAGCTCGCTGCGTTTCATCCAGCTGCTGTCTGTAGCTTTCTATGGCCGGTGGCAGTCTCACGATCTTGGAGAGCTTGTCCAGCAGTTCCTTGCTGCAGTCTCCGATCATCATGCTCCTGCGCCGGTCGTACTTCATTGAGTTCCAGGACTTTATGATCGCCATCTGCATGTTGTCCACTTCGATCAGCATGATCTTTCCATCTTTCATTGCCATCTTCAATTTTATTTACCTTCTTTCCCTTCGCTATCTACAATCAGGTTATCAAGGTAACTGACTACTTTCTGGTAATCTTCTCTGACAGCATTTCCTTTAGTGTCTTCCCTGTTCCTGAATCATCAGTACTCTTCCAAACAGTGCGTTGACCCATTGCTTTCTCTCCTCTGTTACCATTGTCTGTTTCCCTCTCGTTCTATGTATGCTGCTCTTTCCTTCAAATACTCATCGTACTGATCTTCCTGATAGTAGTACTCTCCACCAATAGCCCTAACCATTCTTGGTTCCGCTTTTGGCGGCTCATAAGTGTCTGAAGCCAAGGCATAGAAAAAGGCCAGCCCCAGTGCGATCCCTATTCCTGTTGATGCCAGAATTTTTTTCACTTTCTTCTTGGCTACATTCACTCTCTGTCTATGCATTTTTCTTTTAGGTATCTCAGCTCTGATTCTGACCAGATTCTGCTGATGCATGATCACCTGTTCTCTGGTAATCATCTGTCTCTGCTCTCTATGCTGTTTTTGTTCGACTGGCAGTATTTCTCTCATTTACCAGCACTCCTTCCTCTTTCATTTTTTTGATAACGTTATATACGGGATGGCCTGCTGGGACCACCAGACCTTCTATACTCTTTCTCTTTGTACCATCACTCATTACGTGCGTTACCATCTTCCACTTCCTTCCGGTATTGCATTTATGCTCTCTAGGCTTTTTGGGCCCGGTAGTTTAAACAGGTTCTCCCATAAAAGAAAGAAGAACCTGTTGCCTCATGCTCCCTGAGTATTTTTAGGGGTAGCCGTATAGCTTATGCCTGCAGTGCCGGTTTTTCATGCCGACCGTTCGGGATTATTTCGCACCTACCAGTCCATGCTCCGAACGTTCTCTCACCTGGTATTCTCATCTGCCTCCAAGCCGAGCTTGTTTTACTAGGGTTTGCGCTTTCCACCCCTATGACGACGGTTCTCCGCAGGCATCGGATTCCCCGCCGAGTGGACTTATCTGCGTCGGCTCCACCAGACCTGGGTTTTTAATGAGGTCCCGCATCCCTCGTAGCTCTCTATTTAGTTGTTAGGCCATTACTGCTTTTGTATCGTCAATGGCTTTCTGTGCTTCCATGCCGGCTATAAATGAATTGGTCATCATGATGACGATGGTTCTCTTATCCTCCGGAATGTTTGCGAGGGTAGCTGCCATTCTCTCAGCGTCGCTGAGCTGCTCGGCTGTATAGCGTTTTTCTTTTGCTGCTGCCATGTTGGTTCCTCCTTCCGTTTTGTGCTTGTTTTGTTGTCTTTGCCGTTATTATATATTGTCATAAGCGTGTTTGTCAATATATTTTTATTGCCTTTGCGATATTTTATTGACAACGCCGTGTTGATGCTTTATAATTCAAAACATAGGAGGTGAGAAAATTGAATATAGGAGATCGCTTGAAACGATTAAGAAAAGAGCTCGATCTTACGCAAGAGGCTTTTGCTTCCAGAATTGGTTCTGTTCAGAATACAATCACTGGATATGAAAGCGGGAGGCGCAATCCTTCAGCTCCAGTCATTTCTCTTATTTGTAGAGAATTTGATGTGAATGAAGAGTGGCTCCGAAGCGGAACCGGTGAAATGTTCGCCCCTGAATCCAACGATGAGCTGGAAGCCCTGGCGAAAAAATACAATCTGTCTAATGCAGATCAGGTTCTTATAGAAAAATACGTGAACCTGAAATCAGGCTCACGTGAGACAATCATCAACTTTATGATTGATGTGGTTGCTGCCCTTGATGGCGCAGCTGATCAGAACGACAAGGCATTCCCTGTTGGAGATATCTACGCAGGGATTCCTGACACACCAGAGGAGATGGAGCGAAAGTTCCCGCCGCTGGAAAATCGGGAAGAAAAAGAAGGCGGGCTTGGGTAGTATGTACCCAGTCCTCCTGGTCCTTATCGTAGCAATATGATCTGTGTTTTATTAGAAAAATCTAAATTATAATAAATGGTGCACGTGCACCGGTAGTAGATCGCGTAGATGTCTTTTCGTTTTAGAAAAATGTACTTTCTGCTCATCCGAACTCCCCCTTTAAAATAAAAGGACGGTAGGGCTGGGCACACGGATTTTATTATAATTTTTATTGTTCTAATAATATACAAGTAAATACTGGGAAGAGAGGAAGAAAATGGGATTATTCAAACGATTGTTTGGCAGAAACAAAGAAACGTTGCATACCAAGGTTAAAATCACGCACGAATATGTAAAGCATGATGTGCATAAGGTTCCCAGTGCCAAAGTTCTTTACAAGAAGACTTGTCCTGAAATGATTCGTTATAAGATTCGCGGAAGAAATAACCAAACCCAGCGATTGTGCACTGTTAAGATGGTTGCCTTGGCTTCAGATGATCAGAATGCAGTAATCGCGGCTACGAACCTATATGACGTTCAATCCTGTGAAGTGATTTTGCCAGATCCGGCTACCGAAAGACAAATAAATTATGCTGCTGATCTTGGAATCATCAACCCGGAGCAGTATTCTAAAGACGATATGTCTTGCCTCATTACGAGGGCTACTCATGAGGAAGATCGGGACGACATGACTCCCGTCGATCAAAGTCTTGCCAAAATGGCAGCACAATACGGTATTTATTTATCCGTATTTTCCGGAGAAAAAAGAGCCTTAGACTGTTTATGGTTGAAATTCACGGAAGAAGAAAAAATACGATTTCTGATTTTCTGTATTCATCAGAATCTTTTAAGAAAACAGACTTATGACTTAGAACAATCTTCTTTCATTGATTTGTATAACCGTTTTGTAAAAGATTATCACAATGATCAGCGGTTGCTCCGCTCCTTATCGAATTATATTGGTTCTGACCTTAGTCTCCATAAAGAGCTAAACAAGCAGCGAAATGCTTACAAAATCGTAAGCGAGTATTTAAGTAAATAAAAAATTCGCCCAGTGCTACCAACACCAGGCGAACCTTTGCTTCCCTTGTGGGATGCGATTGCTTAACCTTCGCAAATTAAGTATATCGCATTTTCCATAAGTCCACAAGGGCTTATTTTTTATACCCTTTTTTAGGAGGAATGCGTTTTGAAAACCAAAAATAGCAACTCGATCTATCCGGCAGACGAATTGGTCGACATCTATATCCGTGTATCAACAACAGAACAGGCTCTGGAAGGCTATTCTGTAGCTGAACAGGAGAACCGCCTCCGCCGATACTGCGAAGCCATGGGCTTCCAGATCCATAAGATCCATATCGATGCTGGCTTTTCGGGAGCCTCTCTGAATCGCCCGGCAATCAAGGAAGTAATCAAGGATATCCAAGGGCACTGCGTATCAAAAGTGCTTGTCTGGAAGCTGGACCGACTGTCCAGATCGCAGAAGGATATGCTGATTATGCTGGAGGATATCTTTCTGGCTAACGACTGTAATTTCATATCGATGATGGAATCCTTTGATACTTCTACCGCTTTTGGACGTGCGATCGTCGGCATCCTCGCTGCGTTCGCACAGTTGGAACGTGAAAATATCAAGGAACGTACAACCATGGGGCGTCATGCTCGCCTTGCAAAAGGCCACTACAATGGTTCCAGACCTCCTCTCGGTTATCGCTTCCTGGAAAGCAGCAACGATCTGAAGGTAGAGCCTTACGAGGCTTCCATTGTGCGTGAGATCTTCTCTCTGTTCCTTGGTGGCACGTCAATCAATGCGATTGCTGCACTGATGCAAAAGAAATACTCGACCGTCCGCACTTGGAATAATACGATGATTCGCCGGACTCTGAAGAATCCAGTTTACATCGGAAAGGTCCGCGATGTTGATGTCGTCCGCGATATTCACGAAGCGATTATTTCAGAAACGGAGTTCTATATGGCGAATGCAACCCTGCAACATAATCAGGAGATCAAAAAGCAATCCTGCAGATCACGCAGCCTGCTCACTGGTCTTCTCTACTGCGGAGATTGCGGTGCACGAATGCAGCCACGTCAGATTGCAAGAGGGTATCCTCTTCGCCGGTATGTCTGCTATTCCGTAAGCCGAACCAGCAAGGCTATGATTCGTTCCGATCACTGTACCAATCGCCTGCATCCATACACGCAGGAGGAACTGGATAATATCATCAGTGGAGAAATCCGGAATCTGGCAGCAGATGAAGATTACCTGAGAGAAATTATCCGGGAAGATGCCGGACCGATTCTTGATGAATCGGAACTCTTGCAAGATCGACTGACCGAGATT